CCACTTTATGATTTACTACTAAACATGCACAACAATTCAACAACAAAGACGGGATCAATCTTTAACAAAAAACCTACATTAGATTGGGGAAGTAGCATCAGACATCATTATAGGCCCCTTAATCTCACACCTAAATCGTGTCGAGATTATGGAAGTGGTCTCATACAAAATAAGTATGGCGACCAAGATCGTCGAGTCAAACTAATTCATGGACACGGTAAATCGGATGGCACAAGTACAGCGGACTACGGAGACATCAAGCCAGAAACATTACTTCCAATGATGGAGTTACTCATGTAAAACGTTACGACATCGCAAGGACGCAGGCTCACATAGGTGGGCCTTTTTTAATGCCATTTATTATTACTAATACCATGAAATACTTTAAGCTTATTTGTATCGAAGGTGAAATTATTATCATTGCTGATGATGCAATGGAAGCAGGCTACATAGGCATGGAAATTAGCAATCAAATGAATTACACACTTATGGATGTTGAGCCAGTCAAAATGTCAGCAAAAGATTACTATCCAAACAAATTAGATGTACTCATGGACATAGATAGTGAAATGTTTGAAGATCTGCCATTTGACGAATTTTACGAATGGCGCGTTTGTTCCCACGAATTAGTCCCTGGCATCCACTCAGTGATCCGTGTGACAAATAAAACAACAGGAAAAATCAGAGAACACGCATACAAAAGTCGTGGACATGCGGTACGAAAGGTTAAATCATTGATGAAAAACCCTGATGTGACCTTTTCAGTTGCTACAGATGCTGGCGTTGTTGGCTATCCATGAGAAGTTTTATGAAGGTAATAATGAAGGAAAAGCGTTATGTGCTGGTCAACTTGCAGCACAAGGACTAAGTTCTGAACGTACACACGACACGTGAGTACATACACATGGGGGACCAGATGGACGACACGACAAGTTTGGTTGAGCAATACATCGACTATCTCTGTAAGGAGGCAGAAGATGTAGATGTAAACCACGAACGGTATCTTTGGGAGCTAGTAAAACTCGAAGCTAAATTCTACGGCAACTGATTACCCTTTTTTTACCTGTAATGAAAACCGAACAAGATGTACTCGAATATTTCGAGTTAGCTTTACATGCTTGTGTGGGTCATCCACATGAACATGAATTAGTTGAATTGCTAGTGAGTCAGGTCAGCGACGAGTACAACCTTATCCTTAACTCTAATGCCTACACCAGCAGAAATTAAACGTCAGGTGCAACTTGAAACAAGTCAAGTTGAATTAGGTGTGCATAAACTGCGCAAACAAATCAGAAAACTAGAAGAACAAAAGTATGCAAGTGCCAGTATTTATGGCACTACTGCTGTTAATGATCTTCTACCTGCCCTGGTTGAGCATCTTGAGCAGACTGAATATCGTATAAAAACCAGAAAGAATGGCGCGATGTATGCTGAAATACAGGAAGTACTCAACTGTATTGATAAGGAATCAGCATGTCTGATTGCATTAAAGTTGTTTATAGATTGTGTATTTTCAAGCAAGGCAAAGCACAAAACAACAATTCATGTCACAAATTCGATAGGAAATGCAATACAAAACGAATGTCAAATTCGGTATTACAAAAAGACTCACCCTGGTTTGTTCAAAAGCATTGTCGATCGCTATTGGCACGATGCCATGGGGACACAACAAAAGGTAACTACGACACGGACACTATGGAACAGAGTTGATGATGTAGAACCATTTAAACCTTGGCCGAATGCAACACGTATCAAAATTGGAACTTGGTATGCTGATGCTATTTGTCAGATAACTAATTGGTTTGAAGTAAGAAGAAAGTCAAAAAGCTACAACATATTTGTACCATCTGAAACGTTTATCAGGTATCAGCAGGAGATCTTTAAGTTATCAGAGGTATTTTGTCCTATCAAACTACCAATGGTTGCAGAGCCGAACGATTGGTCAGACGACCATGTTGGCGGATACTACACAAATGAATTGTTAAGGAACTGTTCATTAGTACGTAAATCCAATCGGACCATAATACAGGGGGAAACTCCTGTCGCGTTTCTGAACAAGATTCAGAGGACTGCATACAAGATCAATCCATTCATCGCAGAGGTATCTGACACACTATGGGAGCAGGGAATTGAGATCGGTAAATTCAAGCCCATTAAACAAGTACAGGTAGTACCTAAACCAGCAGACATTGAAACCAATGAAAAGGCTAGAAAAGAGTATTGCCGTACAAGGGCAAGAATCGAAAACGAACACTTCAGTTATCTCAAGAAAACTGTAAGGACTCGAATCACACTCGAAACACTAAAGATGTTTCGTGATGAGGAAAAATTCTATCACGGTTATTCTTTTGATTACCGAGGTAGATGTTATCCAATTGCAACCTTTCTTTCACCACAAGCTGACGACTTTGGTAAATCCCTACTTTTATTTTATGAAGGTAGTTACGTCACACCAGAGGCTGAACAGTGGCTAGCGTTTCATGTAGCAACTTGCTATGGGAACGGACTTGATAAATGTACAATGCAAGAAAGGAATCAATGGGCAAAGGATAATGAGTCTTTAATTCATGCTATTGCAACTGATCCGATTGGACGTATGTCTGATTGGGAAGTAGCTGATGAGCCATTCCAATTCTTATCAGCATGTGAGGAATACAATGCTTGTGTTATTGAATGCACAAGACAATTCACACATGGTTTAGTTGCGGTGGATGCAAGTTGCAGTGGGATTCAAGTATTAGCGGGCCTCGCCAGAGATGAAAGTGCCGCAAAACTTGTCAACGTAACACCATCAGACACAGTTCAAGACGCATATGCTGTCATTGCAGAAACATCTAAGCCACACATTCCAATTGAATTACATCATGTATGGAACAGAAAAGCAGTAAAAAGATGTGTCATGACACTGCCGTACAACGCAAAACCACACAGCAATAGAGTTTACATAAGAGAAGCGTTAAGGGAACACGGCATTGAGATAGAACCGAAAGTTCTAACTGAGGTTGTGAAAGCTGTTAGAGATGCAATGTATGAAAAAGTTCCTGGTCCGATGGCAGTAATGGCATGGATCGAAAAGGAAGTTAGTAATGCATTCAAGCGTGGTGTAAAAGAACTTGAATGGGTAACACCATCAGGCTTCATAGTTAATCAAAGGCTCAACAAATACAAATCAAAGCAACGAGTTGAAACATGTTTGTATGGCAACACAGTTAGATACAGGCTCGGTGAAGAGAGTAATGAGCCTGACATAAGGCACCACAAAAATGCAACAAGCCCTAATCTTATCCACAGCCTCGATGCATCACTTTTACATTTAACAGCTCTAAAATTCGATGCACCAATTGCACTCATACACGATTCAGTGTTATGCCGTGCAACAGATATGTCCAGTCTCAACACGATGATTCGTGAAACTTACAGACACCTGTTCGCTGAAAATGATTTCCTAACGGAATTCGCCAAGCAAATTGGGGCTGAGACAGAACCACCAATAATCGGTGATTTAGATCCAAAAACAGTTACAAACTCCACTTATTTCTTTTGTTAATATGGCTAACAACACTTACGTTACGACCAATCCAGTCATCCTTGATGGCTATCAATCAATCTTTGAGCCTAACAAGTTCAATAAGCATTCAATGCAGATTGTTATGGATGATGAGCACATCGATGCACTTGCTGATGAACGACCTGAAATGCTTAATTGGGCTAAGAGTAAGGCTAAAACAAAGCGTGTCAACGTCCGCCTAGAGCCATGGGAAGAGGTTGCTGAAGGTAAGTTCAAAGTAAAATTCAGTTGGAATCCAGATGTAAAGGTTCCAATTGTTGACTCAAAGGGAGCACCGATCACAGGCAATCTTCCTCTTTACAGTGGGTCTACATGCAAGATTGCATTCCAACAGAAACCATATGCTCTGCCTGACAGTGTAGGCACGGCGTTGAGGATTAAAGCAATTCAAATCATCAGTGTTGCAGCTGGTGGATTGTCAGATGCAGGGAACCTCAATGAAGAATCTGCAGCGGCATTGTTTGGTGCAACTGAAGGTTTCAGTGTCGATGATCCAAACGTTAAATACGTTGAACCAAATGAGCCTAGTAATGGGGCAGAGGATTTCTGATGGGATACCGCTCCGGCCTGGAGGAGCGAGTTGCTGAGACATTAGACACAATTGGCGTCATTTATGAATACGAGTCAACCCGCGTTCCTTACACATTGCAATGTCAGTATTCACCCGACTTTGTACTAGCCAATGGTATCTACCTTGAAGCCAAAGGTTATTTCAGTTCAAAAGATCGCCGCAAGATGCTTGCTGTGATTAAAGACAACCCTGATCTAGACATTCGCATGGTGTTTCAAAAACCATACCAAAAGCTATACAAAGGTTCTAAATCTACGTATGCCTCATGGTGTGAAAAACACAAGATTCAATACTGTTCTTACTATGACATCCCTGTTGAATGGCTGACATAGAAAGTGAGTTTGTAAGACACCTACCTTGTGAACATTGTGGATCATCTGATGCGAACTCATTGTATTCAGATGGTCATACACATTGCTTTGCTTGTAACCACCACACCCGATCGTCTGATGATGAGCCAATGACCAGCTTTACAAACGTACAGCTACAAGGTGTCGCAACATCACTTCCAAAGAGGAACATCTCACAACAAATATGTGAGTTGTACAAGATCTATATGGATGGTGAGAGTCTACGCTTTCATTACTTTGATGAAGGTGGTCGGGTCATAGGTGTTAAAACTAAAACAAAAGACAAACAATTCCGTTATGAAGGTGCAACCGATGGCCGATTCTTTGGACAAAACCTATATCCCAGTCACGGGAAAACAATTGTCATTTTCGAGGGTGAACTCGACGCAGCGTCTGGTTCGGAGGCGATGCCAAAATGGCCCATCGTCTCACTACCTAGTGGAGCGGCCGCCGCTAAACGATCCATCCAGCGAAACCTAGAGTTTCTACAAGGCTACGAAAAGATCGTCTTATTTTTTGATAACGACGATGCTGGTCAGCAAGCCTTACAAGATGCTGCATCAGTGCTTCCACCAGGTAAAACATTTGTAGCTCATCTTCCGACCTACAAAGATGCCTCAGAGGCGTTGCAAGATAATGACTTTGAGTCAGTAAGACAAGCGATATACAAAGCAAATCCTTATCAACCTGATGGCATCGTTGATGCAAAAACTCTCTATGAAAGTGTCACCAATCACACCGAAAATTGTCTCCACGAATACCCATTCAAAGGATTGCAAGACAAAACTCACGGGATCAAACTGGGAACCCTTACTACGGTTGTTGCAGGCACTGGGATCGGAAAGTCGTCCTTCTGTCGTCAATTGTGTGCTCACCTTCTCAACAAAGGAGAGCGGTGCGGTTACTTGGGACTTGAAGAAAGTGTCAGACAAACAACTCTTGGACTGATGTCTGTTGATCAAGAGAAAGCATTTCACATTGGCACACACGATAGAAAAGAACTTGCAAAAGCTTTTGACGATTCTATTGGCCGCTGGAATTTATTTCTTTATGACGGATTTGGTAGTGTAGATCCTGATGTTATTTACAACAGGGTTGAATATCTAGCAACTGGTCTTGATTGCAGAGTGATCTTTGTTGATCATCTTTCCATTCTTATATCAGGTTTAGACGGCGATGAACGCCGGATGATTGACAAAACAATGACCCGGCTACGGTCACTGGTCGAAAGAACACAAGTAGCGATGTTCCTTGTATCACATTTAAGACGAACACAAACAGATCAAAACCATGAAGAAGGAGCCAAAGTCAACATTGGACAATTGCGTGGAAGCGCAGCGATTGCTCAACTCTCAGATATGGTCATCGCCCTTGAACGAAATCAACAGAGCGACTCTGCTGGAAATGCTACGACTCTGCGAGTCCTTAAAAATCGTTATTCAGGGGAGACTGGCACAGTTGGAACGCTCGAATATGACCTGAACAAATGTAAATTCTATGAAACAAACGAAGCAGATTACTTCTCTAAAGAAACCGAATCCCCCGACTTCTGACGCTATCAAACGTGCACAGTTTGTCGATAAAACTTACCAATGGGCAGGTAGTGAACTTAATCTTCGATCTAGAGACTGACGGTCTCCTACAAGACTTCACCAAGATCCATTGCTTATGTATTCATGACTTAGATGCTGACAAGTCTTACACGTTTAATGACCAGGGTAATCAAGAACCAATTGTCAGGGGCATTGAGATGCTCGCCGATGCTGACTCTATCATCGGCCACAATGTCATTCATTTTGATATACCAATTATCAAAAGGATTTATCCCTGGTTCACTTCTAAATACGTGGTCGATACTCTGCTTTGCAGCAGGTTGTATCACCCAAACATTCTGGACATCGACAAAAACAGACGTTGGAAGTTGATGCCTATTAATCTTTGGGGGCGCCACAGTCTTGAGTCCTACGGTTACAGGTTAGGTGTTTACAAAGGTAACTTTGGTAAAGACACTGACTGGAAACAATGGAGTCAGGAAATGGAAGATTACTGCCAACAAGACATCATAGTAACCACCAAACTATGGAATCACTTCGAGACAAAATTCCTCCGTTCATAGAAATGGAGCACCAGGCTGCACAAATTCTACAAATACAAGAGGAACATGGATGGCAATTTGATGAAGCAGCTGCATGGGAACTTGCATCTTCTCTCGAAGAAGAACTTCGACAACTTAGTAGAGTACTTCAACAGCGGCACCCTTACGTACCAACAAGTACTTTCACTCCAAGCAGAAATGATAGCTCACGAGGCTACATTAAAGGGTGCGAATTCACAAGAATCACCTCACTGAATATCACCTCAAGAGATCACATAGCATGGACATTAAAAGAACACTACGACTGGATACCGGAGAAACTGTCTACGAAAACACAGAAACCCGTAATCGACGAGGTTGTTCTTGCGTCCCTGTCTATTCCGATAGCTGCGGAGTTTGCGCGGGCACTGACGATCAAGAAGACTCTTGGAATGATGTCGCACGGCGTGAACGCTTGGCTAAAGCTATGTACGACATCTAGTCGTATTCACCACCACTGTTCAACTGCTACTAACACATTTAGATGTGCACATAGAAAACCTAATCTCGGCCAGGTTCCGAGTGATCCAAAGTATCGAAAACTATTTATCGCGAGCCCCGGTTTCGTTATTACTGGTGCTGACCTTTCAGGTATTGAACTTCGTTGCCTTGCTCATTACCTAGCGCGTTACGACGATGGCTCGTATGCAAAGACACTTTTAAACGATGACATTCACCAAGTTAATGCTGAGAAAATTGGTATCACTAGGAAACAAGTTAAGACGGTCACCTATGCAATGCTCTACGGAGCTAGTGACGGGAAAATTGGTAAGTCCTTCGATCCATTACTACCAAAGAAGCAAGCTGTGGAGAAGGGCAAGGAAATTAGAGCTGCATATGTGGAAGCGATTCCTGGCCTTGACAAACTACTTGCCGATATCAAGAAAGCTAGTGCAAGAGGTTATGTTAAAGCGATTGATGGTAGGCGAGTATTACTCGATTCGCCCCACAAAAGCCTCAATTTCTTACTTCAAAGCACGGCAGCCGTAATCGCAAAATCTTGGATGATTATCGCTCATGAAAATATCAAACAACTGGGAATAGAGGCTCATCAACTTGCCTTTATTCATGACGAATTGCAATTTGAAACCTTACCACCTAATGTCCGAGATTTACAAACATCCCTGGTATACAGCGCAATGCACGCAGGAGAATATTACAACTTCAGAATCCCGATCGCAGCAGAAGCAAAGACTGGATCTTCATGGGCTGAAACACACTGACAAAAGCCGTAAAGGAGACTATTGGGAGTTGTATGTTGCAATGGAAGCTATGGAAAGGGGGGCAGAAGTGTACAAAAACGTCTCATGCGTTGGACCTGTCGATATGATTATAGAAATCAATGGGATACCACTACGTTGTGATGTGAAGTCGTTGAGTGTTAAACGTAAAAAAACACCTGGTAAATACTATCAAAGTACTCTAAATAAAACTGATGTAGATGTCTACATGGTGAATGTTCATCCTGTTACCAGACAGATTTCATGGCACACCGCACGTATCCCTGAGGGGTTAGGAGATTTCTGGTCATGAGCTTACTGATCGATGCCGACTTCATTGTCTACAAATGCTGTGCAGCAGCAGAGGAAGACTTTGACTTTGGTGATGACGTGATTGTTGTCACCAGTCGTTTTACAGATGTAATGCGTCTAATTGAACGCGATCTTAGTAATGTCAAATCTAATCTTGGTCTTTTTGACGACCTTATACTTTTTTTCTCCTCCGCTACCAACTTCAGAAAACAAATTGATCCCAGTTATAAAGGGCACCGCAACAGGAAGAAACCCTGTGGTTACAAAAGGGCTATTGATGAACTAAGCAAAACCTATGAGGTAATTAAGATCGATGATCTTGAAGCTGATGATGGTCTTGGGATATATGCGACTGAGAACCCCGGTCACATTATTTGTTCACCAGACAAAGACATGCGTCAAATCCCTGGCAAACTCTATGACTTCAAAAATGAAACTATCACCATCACACCAGAGGAAGGAGAACGATGGTTCTTCATTCAAACTATGAGCGGTGACATGACTGATGGATACAGTGGCATACCTGGTATTGGTGTTAAACGTGCAGCAGCACTCTTAGACAAGAATGGATGCACATGGGAAACAGTAGTCAATGCCTTTGCTGAAAAAGACATGACAGAAGAGGATGCACTTATGAATGCACGGCTTGCACGAATACTAACAAAAGAACTTTATAAAGATGGACGAGTTATCCAATGGGATTCCACCTATGCCAGTGACAGAGCTGACAATGGAACAGGAATTCAAAGTACGTCAGCTGTCTGATCTCCTACCAGGAGCAGACAAGAAAGACATTATCACCCTATTTATTGCACTTCAAAGACAATGTTTCGTATTGGGAAACAACATGAAGAACCTTCTAGTGAATTGGCCCGCACACCAGAGTATTACACACGAGGAGGGGTCGAAGTATGGGACTTTATCAGAGACCAAGAACTCAACTACCACTTAGGTTGTGCAATCAAATACATCTGCAGAGCTGGTCACAAACCAGATAACACAGCTGCAAAAGATTTAGCCAAAGCAATCCACTATCTAGAAAATGAGCTACAACACCACCTACAGCAAGCAAGCGAGAGAGTTCAGGAGAGCCTACGGCTTGAAAAACAGTATCGAGAACATTCAGATGCAAGCTAACTTAATTGCAGAAGAGAACCTAGAGTTTCTTCATGCTATCGATCATGAAGACAGGGCGTCAGCTTTAAAAGAGTTGACTGATCTTTTGTATGTCGTTTGGCAGTTTGCTGAAAACATGGGTTGGGATCTTGATGAGGCTTGGAAGCGTGTTCACGAGTCAAACATGTCAAAGCTCGATGAAGACGGTAAGCCTATTTATAGAGAAGATGGAAAGGTCATGAAGGGACCAAATTATAAAAACCCAATCCTTGGAGATTTAGTATGACAAACCTTATTAGTAAAACTGGCCGGGTAGAAGCCTGGCAAAACGATCCAACCGGCAGGCTGCCTGTTTCTTGTACTGTATTTGTTGTAGACAATGAGCTTGAGTCAGAAAACGGTATTGAGAATTCTTGGAGATTCGCATCTCACGCTCTTAGAAATGGAGCAGGAGTTGCGATCCACTTATCAAAACTCGATGCAAGGGGAACCGAGAGACCGTCAGGGGTTGTTGCGTCTGGCCCTGTATCATTTGGGAGAATTTATTCTAGCCTTAACGAAACTCTCAGACGTGGAGGAAAGTACAAAAACGGAGCAATCGTCCTCCATCTAGATGCAGATCATGCAGACATTAATGAGTTTATTGAAGCTCCTAGAGATGCTCTGCCGTGGGTGAAGCGTTGTGTAAACATGTCATTGCCTATGTGGCACGATATGAGTCTAGAGACCCGAGAAAAGCTCTACAAAGGTATTGCATCTGGGGACATCTGGCTGACCAAGATCAGGTACAACGACAAAGGAGAAAGGATCTACGCCAATGTGTGTCTAGAGGTACTACTTCCATCACGAGGCAGTTGTCTGCTGCAACATGTAAATCTCGGAGCTTGTAAAATTGAAACTCTCAGTGGTGCATTCGTGCAAGGAATGTCCGAATTGTGCGACCTACATGGCAAAACTGGAGTCGGTGAAACAGGAGAATACCTTCCTCCTGAAACTGATCGACAGGTGGGACTTGGTATCCTCGGACTGGCAAACCTGCTACGACGATATGGAGTGACCTATCGGCAGTTTGGTACAGCTTTGTGGGACATCTTGAATGAAGATCAAGAGGTCCAGTGGACTATCGCTCACAACGTTGCAGCAGCTCTACAGAATGGTATTCAGCAAGCTGCATTTATTGCACGCGAGCACAAGATGGAGAGAGCCTTTGCAATCGCTCCTACAGCGTCTTGCAGCTACCGCTCACGAGATCTTGACGGTTACACCTGCACACCAGAGATTGCGCCACCTGTAGCAAGAACTGTTGATCGTGATAGCGGAACATTCGGTGTAGAGACCTTCAGTTATGGAGATGTAGAAATTGCATCTGAAGTTGGCTGGGATGACTATTGCATTGTTGCAAATGGCATCGTGACAATGTACCAGCGGACTGGTCTATGGCACAGCTATTCATTTAACTCATGGTCAGATATGGTGACATACGATCGTGAATTTATTGAGGAGTGGCTGGTTGGCCCTCAAACAAGCTTGTACTACAGCTTGCAAGTAATGAGTGATGTACAAGACAAAAGCGATGCTTATGCAGCACTAGATGAAACAGATGTAGATGAATATTTATCAAACCTATTCAATGAAAACCCTCTTACCTGTGACTGTCAAGAATGAAACCTAATCCATACGAAAAACTATTAGCAAGAAAAAGAACCTGGACACCAGTACAAGTAGATGCTGGAAGCGTAACTGAAGGCTCTGAAGAAACAATTCACAGAGCACTCGCGTTACGACACATGGAATTACCAGTAGGAGATTTTATCAATGATGCTTTGGCCGCTGACGTTCCGCCTTTGGCACGCGAGATTCTCACCTCAAACGTCAAAGACGAAGAGAAACACGACCTGGCTCTTGGTTACATCGCCGATGCTTACGGCGTTGATCCTAAGGCTGAAAAGGAGGCGAAAATTCTCCGTGATGCGTGGGTGTCACATCCAGATCACACTATCCTCAAAGCGAAAGTTGCCGAAACTGCAATTTTCTTTGTTTTACTCCCGTTTTTTAGGTGGAATGGTGACGCTGGAATGCGAACCGTATCTGCTGACATTAGTAGAGACGAACAAATCCACGTCGCTACAAACAACATCGTATGTAAAGAGCTGGGACTCAAATACTCTGCTTCCTTGGATAAACTAAGGAAGGCAACAATTAATTGGGTTATGGAGCCCCTTAGTACAAATACAGAGTCTAGATATTTGGACAAAAAATTTTGGCTGGATTCCAGCGATAACCTGATGTATCAAGGAAAAGCTCCTAACTTTTCTGCGACAAAATCAGGACGTATGTTGGCTTTCTTTGAGCATAGCAATGTAAACCTACCAAGCTATGCCTAATGGAACTGCATCCAGTAAAGATAATGGAATGCAAAGTATGCGGTGATAAAATTAAAGTAAATGCAAACTACCCAATCACCGAAGTAACTTGTAGATCCTGCCACAAAAAGAATGACGATTAGTATGAATCAGCTTGAGACATATGGTCTACAAGCTACTGCCATTTTAAAAGAAATGGACGAAAACTTTCCACCTGTACAACCTACACCATACGACAACA